ATAAAGTTCGTCACCAGTAAGCACTGGTACGCTTGGAGCAGCAGTAGTTCTCTTAGCAACCACTTGCTCAAGAAATCCTCTAGTAACTGTGTGAACAACCACCGTACCGGCGGAGAAGTCTTGCGCTACTGTGTCTTCGCGAGCGCGCTCGACCGTCAGCACATCTCCAGATCGAGCCGTGCAATAACAGACTTCGAAAGCGTCGTTACCGCCGTGTAGAACTATGGCGAAAATATCGTCTACGAAAAAGCTCTGGTCAGCCGACGGAAACGTAGCGCCTTCGTCGGTGACTATAGTCAGCTCTGTATCAGCCGCTGCTATAGCACTCGCCAATGTGGACCGAGCCAGATTGGTAAAAAGGAAATCACGCAGCTCGACGGGCATCAGAGATCCCTCAGATACTCTAGAATGCCTTGAGTAAGTGGCAAGGTAACTTCGGCACCGGCCAAGAATGCAATCGGCGCAGTGCCTTCCTGCGCTCGGTCAACGGTGAGCACAGCTCCTGAGCGACCAACGCAGTACATAATCTCTGCTTCATCGGTCGTAGGATTTCGCACGCGTATAGAAAACTGCTCGTACATCCCCGGCGACGGCATACCGGTGGGGTCTGTCACCGTTAACGACAGCGCGCCAGACGAGATGCCCACCGCAAGCGTCGTCGCAATGTTGTTGGCGAACAGAAAATCTGAATCAGGTACTGGCATGGTTAGGTCTTCATGATGTAGTAGAGGCCCGTATACGGGGGTAGAGAAGCCACGCCGCTAAGACTATGGGTGTGGTTGCCGGTAGAAGCGGAAGAAGCAGTGTGGTTATGACCGCCGCCGCTGCCACCATCCGAATCTGTAGCGCCGTCAATATCAAGATATGGGGGCGGGCTCGCGAAAGCGGTCCGGCCTATCGCAGCGTCTTGAACAACTGATTCGTGATCGGCTACGGCCGAAAGGAGACTTGAAGAAATTTCAATATGAATGGTATGAGAATGTGCCGGTATCTCAGCGGCGGTAAGTGTGTGACTATCGACAGTAATCGTGTGGCTATGCGCGCCATTACTTGAAGTGCTTCCCGCGAGAGTCGCAGAACCACCAGTAGCGCCAAGAGCGTAAGCGCCGCCAGCGCCTATGACGAACCTACCCCGGAGATCCGGCGTGCCACTGGCGCCATCACATAGCGCCCAGCCAGACGGAATGCTTAGCAGCGAGCCATACCACATCATGATCGCGCCGGTGGGGAAGAACGACGGAACATCGTCATCCTGCGTCATTACACGCTGTCCACCAGCAGTAGCGCGAGTGCCGTCGCTGGGTACTGATAGCTCGTTAGACGAGTCATCCTCAGTGCCTCGGATAGCAGTGCCGACAGTCTGGCCGCCGACTATTGTCGTATCGCCCGTCATCCGGGCGTCAATGATGTCGTTGGTATCCATGTCGAGGTCGCCAGACATGGCATCGCCGGTTTTCTGGAGTAGGTTCTCCATAGTGCCGCGAGTAAGGCGCAGCTCGACGCGGGTTATGTTCAGAGTCCACGCTGCGGCGGTAGTACCCTCTTGACCGCGACCACCAGCGGCGACTGTCAAAATGTTACCACTACGGGATTCTATTTTGGCAATTTCAAGATCACCCGCCGCATTTACTAGAGCGACTAAGAAATATTCACCAGCGCCGGGAGACGGGAAGTTTGTCCCGCTTGCGACCTGAATAGCCAAGTCGGCGTTAGTGATCGAAGCAGCCAGTAATGAACTGGCGTTGTTTGCATATTTAACACTAGCCACGTCGAATCTCCTTAATGGAGAACAGTAACTCGTCCTCCCTCGTTTGTCCTGCGCTGGTCGTAGTAGTAAACGTGACGGTGTACTCGGTACCGTCTAAACCGCCACTGGTGTAATAAGCAAACTTGTCGCCATCAGGACCTATCACAATACGGTCGATCACGAGCGGCGGCGTAGTCGTCTCGTCGATAGCCGCCGTAACTGTGAGGATGGTCTCGCCTTCCACAAGCCAGTTAACAGCGTTCACCAGCCGCCGAATGTCCTCATTCGGTTGCTGTGTGAATCTGCCAAGAATAGTGTAGTTTCCTATCCGCATTGCGATGACCTAATAGTTGGCTTACAGCAGGATTCTAACTCATTAGCCGGTATACACACACGGTCCCTTACAGTCAGTATGCGACCAGTAAATATGGGGCATGGGATAAGGTAGATGGTGCTGCCAACGATCTCTCCAAGCGCATACCCAGCCGCGAGGGTGTAGGTCGAAATTGGCCCGATTAAATCCCCCTCAGTGATCTGAAAAAAACCGCCGGGAGGAGAGACCGGGTAGAAGAAGTAATCTTCGCCAGCAAGGGTGATGGGGATACCGAGCAGACATTCAGCGTCCCAGTGAGCAATCATAAGGGAGTACGCATCGTCGCCCGTGTCGTTAAACAGCGCAATCTGGTTCACCACCCGGTTATCCACTAACTGCGGCCAGATAAAAGGATCTCCGGTATATACCCCGTTGCTCGTTACGCTAGCGTTCGTTAAACCGTTGCTCTCCGCAATGACCATGCTCTCGTTAAGCTGATCGCGATATGTATCAGCCGCGTCAAATGAAAAACCTTCGGACAGGAAAAGCGCCTTGATGCTGGCCGTGGTCCAGTCAAGGCTCCCATCAAGCAACTGGGCAGCGGCGAGCGGGTAAAGATTCGCACTCATTCCCTATGCCGTCCGGTCTTCCTAACCCCCCATCCAGATGGATAGGACCAGCTCTGAGCTTGAACAAAACCGGTCTTAGCCTGACCACGGTACCGGCCAATCATCGAGCTGTATTCACGTAAATAAGTAGAAGCAAGCGGCGGATTAGAGTACGGCTTGCCCGGCTGCATCATCATCCGCCCCAAGAAACCCTGCAAAATAGCGTCGTGGAACTTAATTGTGGCGATGCGTGGCAGATGCTCAACAGATTGCTTAGGCGTCAACGCCACATAGAAATCGAGTGAGCTATCGAGATCTCTATCAGGTTCGGGGTACAGGAACACAGCGTCCGGTGGGCTGTCCGCGTAGAAATTCAGGGGCGTATTCGACGTGAACACCGCCGCTGGACGGCAGGTTAGAGGACTAAGTGGGCGACCGGATGTAGGACCATCCGGCTTAAACACTACCGCGAGCACGCCAATAACATTGGAATAAGTATCGTATGGTGACAGCCAATACTGCTTGGCACCGGACTTCATGTTCACGTCGGTAATCCATGTAGTCCACGCAAGCGTACGTTCGAAGAAGTCACGAGCGGTGAGCACAAGCTCGCGCGCAGCAGCCGAGCGCACAACACCCGGCAGATGTGGTAGGGCGTCCTTAAGCCATGTGTCGAGGGTCACGTCGCATTCGCAACCGGTGCCCTCAAGGAAGACTGTGTCTACCATGTCAGAGTCCTAATACGTTCGCACGGAACTGGCCGAGAAGCATCATGGCTCTACCGTCCACAGTGAATTCATCATCGGTAAGCTCGACTGTACCGACGATATAAGCGAGGAGGGGCGTGTAGAACTGGCCCTCAATGCCGAAATCTTCCGTCCACAGCGTCTGTCCCGCTGGAGCTGGGCTGGTCACAGTAACTGTCGGAACATTCAGGCTATTGGAGTCGTAGAAATCATAGAAGGCATCGGGGCGGATGCGCCCGAGATCCTTCAGTCCTCTGTTGAGGACGGAGATGATAACGTCGTCAGTGAAACGGTCGTCTTCAGTATCCTGAAGCAACACGCGGGCGTCATTGATGAGATCTTGGTAGGTCGCCATGGGACACCCCGGAGAGCCCCGAGGGTGAGACGCTTAGCGACCCACCCCCGAGGTTACCTCTCAGGCTATTAGCCCTTCGCGACTACCGCACGACCAATCGCGACACCATTCACGACCTTGTAGCCGTAGACCTGTAGGCCACGGACGAGGTTCGAGAAGGAAAGCTCGCTACGGAGCGTCTCCATCTTCGTGAACTGAGCAGCGAACGTCAGAGCAGCGTTGGTGCCGAACAGTACCGGCCACTCATCAGCGTACGTGCTATCGCCAAGCAGCAGGTTCGACAGGTAGAGCGTGAACCTGTCAACCATACCGAGGCGGCCGTTGCGCAGAATGGAAGTACCATCACCAGCCAGTGACGCGTCCTTCAACTCGGACTTCTTGATGCGCGAAGCAACCCAAGCCGGGATCACCATCCAGCGACCCTGTTCGGGAATGTTCTGCTCATCGAGAACCTGACCAGCATTGATGATGAAATCAACGATAGCCTGCGAGTTGGAAGCGTCGGTACCAGCGCCGGTGCCCTCAGCCGCCGAATTGACGTACAGCGGGTCACCGAAGTCTCCGAGGTCGATATCATTCGAAATCAGACCTGCGGTGATGCCGTAGTTGTCAGCGGCGATGCCAACACTGTCGCCGACCGGGTTGGCCGAAGCTAGATGGCCGAGGACATCAGTATCCACTGCAATCTTCATCTGCTCGGCCGCGTCTTCCGCCCACACCGACAAGAGATCAATGTCGGCTTGGATTTCCATCACGTCGTCAAGGGCGAGATTGAAGTACTTGCCCTTGGTAATCTGCAACTCAACGAGGTTGCTCGACGGACGCTGAACGGTCAACGCTTGGTCGGTGGTGTAATTGGAAATGCTGATCGTGGGACGCGTGCGGATCTTGACCGTATCGCCCTGATTACGAATTTCGCCTTCGTAGTCAGTGTTGGCAATTGCGCCAAGAACCGTCGCGGCGTAGAACTTCTCTACGAGCTTCCCGCTCCAGATCTCCGGAATGAAAATGCCCGAATACGCAGGGTTCGGAGTCGCACCTGAGTACGGGGCGCCTACTGGATAAGCCATTGCAAAGCACTCCTCAGTTTACGGTTAAGACTTCACCCGATTTTCCCTCATCGCTTTGCTGAGATCTGCCTCGTCTCTCAACAGCGACTCCGGAATTTTTCTGCCTTTTCGGACGAACTCATTCCGATGAGCATAAAAATCGGATATTTCCTTGCGGGACCAAACCCGCTTACCGCTTTCACTTTGAGCGCCTGCTGGCCCGGTTTTTGGCGTTCCGGGGGCCACTAGATCACTGAGGTTTTGCTGTGGTTCGGTCTTCGGAGTTTGAGGCTCCTTCGCCCGAGCAGCGTCTCCACCAGCGGGAGTTACAGCAGCGTTTTCTCTCTGAAAGCTCGTAAAGAACTGGATGACACGATTTGAGTCATTAGCTCCGTACGCTTCCGCTAACAGGTCGCCTCTTCGTCTACCAGAGAACACATCGGCCCCGTTCAACCATTCGAGGAATTCCGGGTCGGTGTTCAGCTCTTCCCAATCTGGAACAGCACCGGCAAGCGCCGAGAACAACCTTTCACGCGCAGAGTTTGCCACACTTTTAACAGCATGTGAAGCGGCCTGCTCAACCGGCTTAATCCGCTCGGCAGTTACGCTCGTGGCCACACGCTGAATAAAGTCATACAGATCGGGGCCAAATTCCCTGATCTCCTGCTCGGAGATACCGCGCCCAGCACCAGCAGGGGGTTGCTTGTCATGGCCTTCTACCTTTCCGTCGCGGCTATTGCCCAAGGCAATAACCAGAGCTTCGGCGGTGTTCAACCGTTGGCGAAGTTCACCCACCGCGCCTTCATTGTCACGAAGTTGAGCTTGCAGGCGTGGAACTTCCTTGTTGTACTTTCCCTGAAGCACTTTGTAGCGGTGCTCCCACCCATCCTCCTGTTTCTCATCAGCAGAAGGCGGATCGTCCACAGGCGGATCAGTAGCCGGGGGAGTAGCAGGGGGCGGATCACTTTGTAGAGCCTCCTGCTTCGGCGGCTCTTCTTTCGGAAGGGCGCCGTCTCTGGCCTTCTTAATTTCTTCGGCGATCTTGTTTGCTTGAGCTATCTGTTTCTGAACTGCTTTGGGCAGAGCACTCACGGTGTATTCTCCCTAACGTTGGTACTTCAATTTTTCAACTAATCGCGGAGCCTCTTCTTGAACTTCCATGAGCCGCTGTAGAACCTGAGCCGCGCCTTGGGCACGGAAGAGGATTGGACCCTCTTGCTCTACGCAGATCTGAACTTCTCTCAAAGCGTTTTCCGCGATCCACTTCATGAACCGCTGGAAATCTCCGCTCGCACGGAGATTAACCAGCGAATGCGCTACTTCTTCCGTCAGCTTCAATAGAAAATACCGGCGAACCGTTCGGCGCGAGCTTTCTCATCGTCGAACATCGGCGTTTCCTTCTGTGAAGCCTTATGCGACTTTCCGTCTTTCGACAAGTCGCGATGAACACGAGCCTCTGGCTTGGCGTCATTGATGGTGACATCGTAGACACCAGCCAAACGAGAGAGACTAATCTCCTTCGTCTGCTTGTTGCCTTTGGACAGCTTGGCCATGTCACTTACCGCCTTTATACGGACCACCACCGTGACCGGTGGACACACCCTGCGTACGGTCGATGGGTAGGTCCTTGTTGCCCTTGGTGACGCCGGCGAACTTTCCGCCGAGACCAGCGCCGCCCTTATGGGACTCGCCGCTACCGCCGCCCTCACCCGTCGAGCGATTGCAGTGAAGGTCGCGATTTCCCTTCGTCTCTCCCAAGAACTTGCCGCTGATAGCCATGTTTCGATCCTCGTTGAGTAAAAACGATGTTTGGGGATTATATACCCAATTCTTCCATTTGTTTCCTACGCCTGTCGCGCAAGATCTCGCCAGCCTTGGACGCCGCACCGGAGCCCAGCAGGTTCGGATCAGGGGTTGGCTTAGGCGCTGGCGCAGGAGGTTTAGGCTTTCTGACCGGGCCGCCATCGCCGTAACAACTCACCTGTTTGTGGTTCTTCCCGTAAGACCGCTTGCGCTTCATATCAACCTCCAGCCCGCATTCCGGGTCTACCTGTTGGGCCTGTGAACTCTTTCTCCACGGGGCGCCTCGCTTCCTCCGGGCCGGCGCGTTGCGGCTGCGGCTTCGGCGTTCGATTATCCGGCTGCTTCGCGCCATCCGGCCCGGCGGCGGCCTGAGCTTGAGCAGCAGCGAACTGCATCTGTACTTCCTCATTGTCCGGTACAGTCTTCTCGGCCTCAAGACCGAGGTTATTAGCGATGCTACGGAGAATATTCGCGCGGCCGACAGGGCCAATGACGGACATGTCAATCGGGTTGGCAGTGAGTTGCAGGAACTCAAGCTGACGCATCCGATCCTGCTCGCGCTTAATCGCGTGATTCACGCCTTTGACGACTATCAATTCATCGCCCCTGAACATGCCGGGCTGAGTAAGCATCAGCATATCGTAAAGCTGTGTCAAAAGCGGTTTGATTACGTCGTTGTCAATAGACGCAGCGACGTTCTGGAGCGTCTTAGACGCATTGCCCATCAACATCGCCAAACCAGACGCAGTCCGGCCGGCGCCGCCAACCTTCTCGTTTCCAGTCATGTACTTCGGGATGGCGCTGATCTCATCGCCCATCATCGACCACCTCTCGTACACGCCGATCAAATCTTGTGCATTCGACTCAGGCTGGGTGAACTTCACTGGCTCCGCTGCGGAGTTGTTGTACATGCTGTAATTAACATGCCACCGCTTCCACGGATAAAGCTGGTCATTCTCGCCCGGCTGCATAACTTCATCGTTAATAACAACCTGTGGGCCGGAAGAAATGCCCATGTTGTTCACGAGAGAGCGAGCAGCAGCGTTGCAGATCTGCTGTACATCTTCAAGCAGATCCGGCAAACCGTAGCCGATCAGAGCGCCGGGAACCTTCTCAAAAGACGAAATATAATAGGGAGCGCGCTGGCTCACGTACGGATTGATTTGCACTTTGATGACGAATCTGTCGATCATCCAAGCCGTCACAAAGTATTCCTGCGTTGCTTCCGGCACCTTCTCCTCGGCCATTCCCCACTCCCGTAGGAGCCGACCAGAGACGTAACCAGTGAACTCGGCGCAGTCAACCAGAGTGGTCGTTGTTCGCGACCACCGCTCCCTATCTTCTAAATCAGCGCGCTCCGCATCAATCGTATCCCACCAATCGTGGAATCCATTGTTGTAGAACCGGCTTAAAACCTGCTCAATAGCAGCGTCATTGTAACCGGGCACGCCGCGAAGCTGTTGCAGCTCTGCGCGTGACAGGCGAATACGCTCCACAAAATCCGCGTGTTGAACCTTGCCGGCTCCGGGCGACCAATACAGGTCAAACGGCGACACCCGGCTCCAGAACATCTTAGGGATGCGCTGTTGCACTGGATTGCCGTAAACCCACTTAGTCTGCTGCACGTTCCGCACAGTCGGACCTTTAAGAGCGGCGAAGGGGAAGATTGGCAGGTCGATGAGGAATTCGGCGAAGGCTTCGTAAAACGCGCCTTCAGTAAGAATGTCGTCTAGCCTTTCAACGGCTATGTCGGCTTCGTCGTAAGCCACCTTTTTAGCGGCGCGGGCGGCAGACTTGCGAAGTTGGGCGACTCGGTCGTTAACTGCCTGCGGGTCTATCTGCTGGCCACCGGCTTGCGCGGTAGCAATCTCCATCTGCACCAAATCCTGAATAGTACGGTCCACATTTTCAGGAACTTCAGGATGCGGAGTTGGCGCCACATCCCACGGACGATCAGGGCCTAAATAGACATCGCGCAAGAGCGCGGTCGCCGCCCGACATTTGGTAGAGGTGACACGGGCGTACACCTCGCTGCCGTTGAACTGCTTAATCTCAGATAGACGAGCTGGATCATACTGGCCCTTGTAAGTTCGCAACGCGCCCAATAGACGTTCGCTGATTCCTTCAGCATTCCTGAAATTTCGCATGTCGGTCATGCGGGCTCGAATATATTGAGCCAGTTGCAGAACTTCAGTGGTGTCTTTGTTAGCTTCCGTGCGCGCTGTTTCGGCGGCTTGATCAACGGCGTTCATCTGCTGGTTCGAGACGACCCTCAGCAGGGTACCGGTTCGGGTTGGTACGGGGAGCGCGGATGCAGTAGCCATGGGGGGTATTTTGCAAGTACAATGAGAAACATGTCAACACGCGTATGGAACCATGAGCACTGACATCGTCCCCCTCGACTTCGACCTTGAGCTTAAGCACCTCTCAGCCACAATCTGCGCCGAGCTTGCCGCAGGGCTAGCTGATGTAGACGGTGTAAAGAGAAAGTACGATATCGGCGATAGTCAATGGGATCTCCTCAAGAAGTCCCCCATGTTTCGCAACATGCTTAGGGAAGCTCTTGGGAAGTTCTCCGGCGACATGAATGCCGGTAAGCGCATCACAGTCAAAGCCGAGATCGCGCTCGAAGACTCCATACCCGCTGTATACAGCATGGTCCACGACCGGGAAATCCCAAGCGCAACACGACTTGACAGCGTCAAGACACTGGCAATGCTCGCCGGCAGGACGCAGAAAACCGCTGAGAACGGAGGCGGCGGAGGCGGAGGCGGCTCCAGCGGCGTCAGTATCAACATCAAGATCCAGACCGGAGAGAACGACTCCGGTGCCTTCGTCATCGAGGGTGAATCAAGTCCAAGCGCGGGGTGAAGGCGCCGTTCTCGTCGGCGGTGGCTTAAGCCGCTGCATTACCCGGCCGATATACCCCACATTCGAACACAACGCCATGTACTGAAGGCAATCGGCGAGATCCGACCACGGATGGTTCTTCTCCGGCGTGTCGTCCAGCACCCCTGTGGTCTTTCTGCGGTAACGATACCAATACTTCATTGCTTGGCAGAGAAGCGGACAACCCTCCTCGTAGATAATCAACAACGGGCCGCCATCGGTCTGTCGTAATAGAAATTGCTCTACCGCTCGTATGCGCGGGTCTACGTCATTCGTTGGAGCCGGATATACGTGAAAGCCAAGCCGCTTGAGGCAGTCGAACGGAGACTCTTCGCCGACTTGCCCCTTCGACTGGCCCGATGGGTCAGCGACCATGAACAAGCTCTTGCCTATGTAGTCCTTGAAAATGGCCGGTCGTAACGCGCTCGTAGCGAACTGCTCTATACCCATGTCTTGTGAAGTCAGCTCGCTAAACACCACAAGCCGGCCTCGGTTATCCATCTGCCCGAACAGACTAGCGGGCGTGCGACCG